CTTAACTCTTTACCATAGATACACCTTTTATACTGTGATGTTCAGTTCCTGTCCAAAACGAAACCGTGAGGATGCAGGTTAATAAGTAACTATGCACGGGTGATCACCTGTGCTCGCTTACTAGTTACTGTCGTAGGGGTGGTGATCACCACTCCTCGCTTACTACGACCTGAAGATTTAGTTACTACCTTATTCAATTTCGAATCACTCTTATCTCTATTACTAAGATATTTGTGTACAAATTGAACCCCACTACACATACGTATCAAGCTACGATACGCCCCACTGTCCTCTAGTTTCACCTTATCAGCTACCTTTTCAAGGGTAGTGACAGATGAAGCCATTGGATCGTAGGCTGGTCAGTAAGAATAACCGCGTGTGGAGTGGATTTGCATTCTAATTGCTTGGGCGAATCAGTCTGTATACATGAATTCATGGATACATACAATGATTATTGTATTAAAGATCATACCCAATCAAGTAGAACACATAAGGAAGCTTAGTACTATTACACATCAACGTAAATCTGTTTCTTTCCGTATTGTTATAACACGGAGATACTCCAGAGTACGTCATCGTATAATAAGTACCAGGCCTGTAATTACTTTTTGAAGTTGTTTTAAGAACCTCACGAATAAATTTGGAATAACAGGTACTGACAGCGCAATATATCAGTACATGAAATTCATTAGTGGATGAACAATGGGCCATTCACTTCTAGTCTCAGGTAGACGAATAAGTCCATCTTCCCAAGACTGTCAATTAGGTATATAGGTCCAAGGAACTCTTACCAGAGCACCAAGGTACTTACCTAGAGAATTAAGCTCCTTCTTAAACGAATGGATAGCATCCAATATGGTTGGTTCTTCGTCATTCTTCACTCAGCGTAATATCATATGTGGAGGTTTCTTTCAAAACTTTCAATATGTAACAGCGGCGATGAATTGTTGACGTCAAAACCCATCCATAAAGGATCCAAACATCCAAGAAGTTACTTTCTTATCTAGATATCATAAACCACTTCTCGGTCCAATTGCCATTAAAACTCTGATACGCACTCTAACCAATGTGCCAAAGAAGGGGGGAAGGTTGGGTTCTGCAGACACATCGTGTCTAACAGTTACAAACTTACCATCTTTCTTGATTCTCTTTTGGAAAAAGAGTTTCAAGACAAGACTTTCTAAGGCCGTAAAATTGGTAAGTGGCAATGCGCGAGCTCCGTCAGCGCTTCTCTTCCAGTTTCTGTAGTTTTTATAGTTTTCAATACCAACCTTGTTAAGTAAAGCTCTCGCTTTCTTCTCAAGTTTGAACATTGGAAAACGTTTAACTACTAACTCATAGATGATAGATGGCAGGAACTCGACATTTCGCATAAAGAGTAGAATGTTTTTGGCACCAAGTGGAGATATGTTATACCCATTGATGGTTCAAAGCTGTTTGGCGAACTCCAATACCGTTCCATCAAAGCCTTTTATCGGATTAATCTTCATACCCAATTGCATAAAGATATCACGATAGTACTTTGCCACCTTCTCGTGTGCAAGAGCACCGTCATCCCCAAGAACTGCATAAAGCAATTTCTTAGGATCGACACCTGCTTGAATTGCGGCAACCCTAACAATCACATGATGTGTTAGAGCTAGACATGCGAATGAGGAGTATGCCCCCATCGGTTGACCAACAGAATATCTGACGGTCTCACCTTTGAGGTCTCACTCTCTGTCCAGTACATCTTTCCACAATGTACCCTCAAATCCAAGGATGTTCAGGATCTGCTCTTGTAGAACAACAGGAAGACGGTCCGTCGCAGCGGAAAGATCCATTGACTGCAGTCTCTTTCCTCCAGTTTTGACAGCACATTTTACACCTAAACTTTTAAGCAATGCTATAATCGGTTTAGATTGGTCATTTGTCCCATCTTGGGGCACTTTGCCCAAAAATGAGTAAATGTCGTCATGCAGAGGTCTTAGGAGTACTTGCGTTCATCAATCGGTAATTCCAATCAGACGACGTTTTCCCCGAGCCTCTTCTAGGACCGCAATGCGACCTAGTCAAGGTTTATGATCTATAAAATAGAAAATAATAGCCACGGGTAAGAGTAAAACGGAACTAATGACAAAAGTGTTTAAAAGCACTCAGTACCCACGTGAATAACACATTAAACAGTACTGAATGTAACTCTTTGGTCTTAGCATTCATCCCAACAAGTCTATCCCAATACCAAGTATTGCGAGGTTTGCATTGGGTCCCGCCTTTTGTGAAAACTGAAAGATGGAAGGTTTGGATCTAAACAATCCACCCTTCTTACCACTTCATCCCATAGATTTCAATGCAGCTTCAATGGTTTTGGTTGGAAGAGTATTACACGATCCAGTAAATGGATCAGTAATTGTACCCTTCTTTACCTCAGCCCATTCAGGAGCAGTCGCACGGAAGAATGAGATGGCAGTAAGCAACAGTTTAAACAAGACGAGGTCCCCTCTGGATAAGGATCCAGAGGCAATTCCCTTCTTCACACGAAGACAAAGTGTCTTTATCCTGATAGGTAAACACATTGGCAATCCTGCAAAGGAAGTCAAGGAACGCTTACCTTTATGAGTTTTAACCCACACAGATGTAGAGGCTACAAATCTATTACGTTCATCAACGTAACAGATTACAAGTCTCAACACCTCTGACCAATAAGTGATAGTAAAAGTAATCCCAGACAGTTTCCACATCTTCATTATAGGACCTAACAACCTTCTGAAACCAGGTCAGCTCTTCTCAGAACTGATACGGTCTCGAAGGAACAGGTTTTCTATTACGGTGATATACCTCGGTAATTCCTTGTATGACATCCATTGCTGAGACGCGAGTCTCTCCCCTCTGAGATCCTTTTTAGGAAACCAAATAAAGGGATGCAATAGTGATACCAAACAGGCGATTAATAGAAGTAGATCATCGATTAGACCTATATTTAAGAACATGAAAATGTTTGTAGCTTCTAATTTGTATTTATGCGAACAGAGTATGACATTTCACACTCTTGTTGTTTCCATTGGGTAAGACTTAGTGTTACCTTGGAGATGATACTCGCTGTAAGTATAGGTTAGGAAGTTCTGTCTTCGGCAGGTAAATCCCGTGACAATGGTTGTATCTCACTATCCATTGTCTTGATATACGTATGTACAAACTAAATCTTCATTTGTACACCTTTACTTATAATGTCCAGAGCTCAGCTTTGACACTGTATTTAAAACACTATAAGATTTATGTATCTGGTATATCATTCACGTTGGCCTTATTTGCTAGCAGGCACGTATTCTATACTTCACCCATTTCTGGATACCATCCTTACGGATTAGGTCATCTATCCAATTTAAGGACCAAACACCAATTGGTTTGATCTTAAGGCAACAAGAATGCCAGTTATCAGTATTGAGTACTAATAACCAGGATCATAGGAGTGGGTACTCCCTACTCTCCAATCATATGGTATAGCCACAGGTTTTCCTGGGGGGCTAGCCCAACGGTACGACCTTCTTATTTTGAATAAGGTGCACTATAATCATATGACGGTTTAACAGAGTATCTCTGTTCTTCCCAAATTAGATTAAACATGCCCGTAACCTATCCCTATGGTAAAACCAGTCAGTGTCAGTTGTTAGGGCAACTCAGGAGTACACGTCCTCGCCTTCTGTCAGATGTCATGTAGTTAACTACACCCCTTCCACCAGCCACGTGGGTCATCATGGTGTTCTCAATACCATGATCTCACAGCTCTCACCGTGAGGCAAAGTCCTGGAGAACTATTAGTTCCCTTTCAGCTTAGCTTCCGTAAGGTCGGTCGTCAGACTGACTTTAGTGAGACCGTGGGACGCACCGGCTAACCGAAGTAGGTTCTCTTTTTACAATTGTATCAAGACCTTTTCTTCGATTATAATGCACCACTGGAACACTAGAAGTGTGTGGGTCTAAGCACCCGTTCACGCTCTCAGGCCCCAAGGGTTAGGTTATCTGTTGATTAAGTCTTTTTACAACATAATCTCAATTCCTGGTACCCCTGGTAGCAGAACGTGCTTGACCCGAATCACTCATGTTCACCATGAATTAAATTCATGGACGGAGTTTACAATTCTCCGTGCGGGCAACCGCAAACAAAATGATATCGCTTTCCAAACGCCCTTCGAAAGAAGGACACCCGGGAAAACGATTATGGCAGTTGGTCACTGC